CACATCCAACGCGATGGAACTGCTCCCGCTCCCGAAAGAACTGCTGCTGAGCGTAAAAAGGATCGTCGTATCCTTGCTGGTTACGGCAAAGGTGGCATGGAAATGGCAGTGGATCGTGCAAAGAAAGAGCGTGATGAGAGACGTGCAGCTCGCAAAGAAGCATTCTACTTCAGTGATGAAGAGATTGCTGACATGGTAGAAATTGATGAGGCAACCGATGAAGAACTGATTGATCTCTTCATGGAAGCACTCGTAGAACTTGCAGAAGATGAAGATGATCTGCTTGAAATCTGTGAAGCACTTGAAGAAGTTGAGTTACTCTCTGAGGTATCTGATTCTTACTACGACTCTGCAGTCAAGTCATCTAAGGATGCTGCTAAGAAGAATCGTCCCTCCCGTGTTGAGCGTATGAAGTCTGCTGCCAAAGCAGCGGGTGCTAAACTCAAGGCAGGTGCAAAGGCAGCAGGTAGTGCTGCTAAGAAGGGTATCAAAGCAGCAGGTAAATCTGTTGCTTCAAATGCTGGTAAGGCAGTTGGTGAATTCCAAGCAGCACGAATCAAGCAGAAGCGAGCAGCAATGTCTCGCCCTGAGAAGAAGAAAGAAGCACCCAAGTCTTCCTCTAGCGATGATGGCACAGGTGGTAAGTTAGATGCACTGTTGGCGAAAACCAGAGGCACTTCGTCTAGCAGCAGTTCTTCCTCTGGTGGTGGCGGGGAATCTTCTAGCAGTGCTCCTGCTAAGAAGAAAGGTCCTGGTCTTCTCAGAAGAATCGGTGGTGCAGTTAAGAAAGGTCTGAAGAAAGCAGTTGGTAAGACTGCTCGTGTAGTATCCAAGGGTAGCGACAAACTTGCTAAGCGTTTGGGTGAAGACTATGATAGAATTGCACATCTCTATGAGTCTGGTCTCTTCAGCATTGAAGAAATCGAGAATGTAATTGAAGAGGGTTACAAACCCATCGACAAGAAAAAAGAAACTGCAATGTATCGTAGAGCAGGTAACCTGAGTCGCGATGCACTTAGCAAAGGAATGTCTACCAAGGCAGGTTCTAAAGCACAGGATAAGTCTGGCAAGATTGTAAGCGCAATCACTCGTCAAAAAGAGAAAGAGCGTTTCAGCAAGATGGCAGACATTAAAGCACGCGACAACTACGGGGGTTGATATGCTGAGTTTTAAAGCATTATCTGAAAAGAAAACTAAAGTTACCATCAATCCTAAACTGAAAGATGTTATGGAAAAGCATGGCGGCAAACCTTGTCCCAAGACAGGTGAATCTGAGTGCAAGTGTGATGAAAAAACTCCCGCACAAAAATCTATCTGTCCTACCTGTAGAGGTACAGGTATGGTAGATGGAAAGACCTGCCCGACTTGTGGCGGTAAAAAAACAAAATCTATGGAGGAACAAGCCTATGTCAGTCAAGAAGAAGTTTCAGAAGAAAGCACAAAAGAAGTCGCAGAAACTGAAACCTCGCTCTTGACCTTTGGGAAATTCACTGAGGGTAAGTCACTGTCAATTGATGATCAGATGAAGATCTCTCGTGATGCAGCAAAGGATAGAAATCCTAAACCAGACCATAAGGCAATTCGTGGCAAGATGTTAAAGAAACCTCTTCCCAAGGATACTAGAACAGATGCTCAGAAAATGACTGATGCAACTGGTCCTCGTCCTGGTTCTCGTTACAGAGGAGATTGATGCTATATAGATTAGACCCGTTTTTGGTAACTAATCATGTTGGCATTTTTACTTCCCCTTGCTAAGAAAGTTGTAGCAGATGCAGTCTCTAAGATTCCTGACGATGCAGAACTCGGTGAAAAACTGATCGATATCTGTATCCTCGTTTTGGAGAAAGCAGTCAAACTTACAAAGACAACTGCTGATGATAAACTGCTTGAAGCAGTGAAGACAGCACTTGTCACTAGAGAGGGTGAATGACTCAGAGGGGCGAAAGCCCCTTTTTTTATAAATAAATATTAGGAAAACGTCTTCGGAAAAATCTAATGGCAATCTACGGAAAACTTGACGGGAAGGCTTTCGCCAATACTATTGCAGTCACACAAAATGACGCAACAGTAACTAAAAACGCTGCTGACTCTGTAGAAGTTGGTGACGTTCTGGATATTCTTGGCGTTGCTTACATCGTAAAAACAGTAACATCAACCACCTCTATTGAACTGCATAAAGTATATGCAGGATCTACTGCCGCAGCAGTTGCTGCTGCTAGTGTTCTGCGTAGAACACCCCCTCGTGCAGTCGCTGAGTTTGTTATCAAGGGTGGCGACAGTAACTCTTACGAATTGCTTTTCGTAGATGACACTGAGAAAGACATCGCAGCAAATAAAACCCGTGGTATCACTGGTCCTGGTTGGTGGCAGTATCGCACTCATACTGATGTATCTGGTGCAACTCGTCACAAGGCAGAGTGCTTAGCATTCGTACATGCAAGTGCTTCTGATGCAGGTGACGACACTGATGATACACTCGTAGCAGATGCAGCGAACACCATCACACTCAGCACAAACAACACCGACAAGACTACTTCTTCTGGTGATGCAACCTTCGCTGTTGTTGCTTCTGTTACCAACTCTGGTACAGCAGCATTCCAATGGCAGAAGAGACTCACCTCCACTGGTCGTTTCTCGAATGTCGCTGGTGCAACCAGCACCAACCTGGCACTCACAGGTCAGACTGCAGCAAACGATGGCAACCAGTATCGTGTTAAGGTGACATCTGATAATGGTGCTCCTGAAGTAATCTCTGCCGTAGCAACATTGACATTTGGTAGCTAATGAAATTTGACGAACTGAATGAGTCTAACTACATTCTGTTCGCCATTAAGCATTATGAAAATCCTCACTGTGTGACTAGAGAGGATTTTGATGAGGACATGAAACGCTTCAAGTATCTGAAAAGACTCTTGAAGCGTTATGTTCGTGGAGGGTCACTAAGGACTCATTTGATTATAAATCATCTCATCATTCTTTATAATGTTTTTGGTGAAGCAGCAACTCCCTTGCTTTTTTTCAAGATGGAGAGGGAGTATTGGAGTTTGCTAAAAACTCTACTGATTTACTTGAATAAATATCCTATAGGAATGATGCCATCTTTAGAGGTGGATCCCGATTTAGAAGAAGAACTGGAGAAACTATGACGGTCATGACTGCTGGTACTGGAGGATTTAGTGGTAGTGCTGATGCCACAGGACCTAATGCGGGTTATGATCCAGTCATGAAGTTTCGCAAGAAATTGAAGAAGACTAAAGAAGATAAGAAACTTGTGATGCCTGGTAACAAGTTGGGAGAATCAAGAGAGAATCCAACTACACCATCCAGACTTTTTCAATATAAAGTAACCATCCCTGAGGTTGGTGAAACTGTTATCTATGCTAACTCTCCTGCAGAATTAGCACAGAAGATGCGTCTTCTTATCAATCCTCGTTACAGGGGTGATGTTAAGATTGAAAGAATTATGCCTGCAGCTGCTGGTAAGTTCTTTATGGATAAGCGTATGAATCATATGCGTAACGTAAAAGAACAAACTGATCAGGCAATGAAGGCACAGATGACTCGTCAGCAAATTGGTCTGGAGAAGCAGAAGGCAGACGATAAGATTAAACAAATCAGAATGGAGTTGCAAAAGAAAACTCAGTCTCTCATGAAGAAGCAGAGAGCAGGTGGAGCACAGGCAACGGTTGATAAGTAAATGGCATTTGGATTAGGTAAACTAGCAGTATTAGAATCTAAACTTGACATCTATGAGGATCTTTCCAAAGAGATGCTAGACAAGTTAGAGCGTGCTGTATCTACCATTTCCGAAAATAGTAATCGTGTTTCTGTTATATTGGAGAGACATGAAAATAGATTGGATGAAGGTGATAAGTCCAATCAACTTATTATTAGAATGATTGAAGAGATGAAGGATCAAGAAGAAAAAAATCATAAACTTCTTCATGAAAGAATCGATAGAATTCAAAAGAAAGTAGATTCAAATCAGAAGTTTGTAGTTGGTGCAGGTGCTGTTTTAGCAACTCTTGTGGCAGTATTACAAGTGGTCCCAGGGTTGATTAGAGTGTTGACCCCTCCCGTCAATAGTGCTATGATGGATGCAGCGGTAGACCATCGTATTGTCTGAATTTGTTGATGAGTATTACGTCAGTCTTCTATCTGGACGCCTAGACAAGTTTTCTAGGAAGAAGAGTGGACTGTATAATTTTCGATGTCCTTATTGTGGTGACTCTCAAAAGCATCGCAATAAAGCACGAGGATATTTCTTTCGCCTGAAACAGGACATGGTATTCAAGTGCCATAACTGTGGAGTGGGTAGGACTCTGCCAAATTTTCTGAAGGACAATGCTCCCGACTTGCATGATGAGTACATCATGGAGCGGTATAAGTCTGGCACCACAGGTAAGGGTTCGTATGTTCCTAAACCAAAATTTGAAAAACCTAAGTTCAAGAAAAATGGTGAACTTCAAAGTGTGGATTGTCTAAATAATGAACACCCAGCGGTCGGGTATCTTCTCGGTCGTCAGATTCCAAAGGAACATTTCTCTGATTTGTTCTATACAGACAAGTTCTGCACATGGGTTAATACTCAAAAACCAACGTTCAAAGATGTCAAAAAGGATCACTCAAGAATTATTATCCCTTTCATTGACACCAACGGCGAGTGGTTTGGATTCCAAGGGAGGTCCCTGAGTTCGGATGATAAGTTGCGGTACATCACTATCATGCTGGACGAATCCAAAATTAAAGTCTTCGGTCTCAACCGAGTAGATTTTAAGAAGACTATTTACATTACTGAAGGTCCCTTTGATAGTTTTTATATCGACAATGCAATTGCTATGGCAGGAGCAGATGTTGATTGGGAACTATTGCGTGACAAAGAAGTTGTCTTTGTGTATGATAATGAAAGACGCAATAAAGAGATCATCAATAGGATGGAGAAAGCAATCGAGAAAGGATATGAGATTGTAATTTGGCCAGATAATCTACAAGAGAAAGATTTGAATGACATGTACATCGCTGGACATGATGTTCAATCTCTGGTAGAATTTAACACTTACAGCGGTCTACAAGCCAAGATTAAATTAAGCGAATGGAAAAAGGTATGAAAGAGATCCATGTAGTTAAAAGAGATGGAGAGAAAACACTCCTAGACCTTGATAAAATTCATGCGATGGTAGAGCACGCTTGCAATGGTCTTGCAGGTGTCTCTGAGAGTCAGGTTGAAATGAATGCCAATCTTCAGTTTTTTGATGGCATTAAGACATCTGACATTCAAGAGATTCTGATTCGTTCTGCTAATGATCTGATCTCTTTGGAAGCACCTAACTACCAGTTTGTTGCTGCTCGCTTGCTCCTGTTCAGTCTAAGGAAAGCAGTATACAACGGTCATCCCGATGGTCATCCTCCTCTCAGGGAGCATGTAGAGAGATGCGTTGTTCGTGGTGTCTATGATTCTTCCATTCTCACTAAGTATACCGATGAAGAGTGGGAAAAACTAAACAGTTTCATGGATCATGACCGTGATTATCTGTTTACTTATGCTGGTATTAGACAGGTTGTAGATAAATACTTAGTACAGGACCGCAGTTCTGGAGAGGTGTATGAAACACCCCAGTTCATGTATATGATGATTGCGGCAACTCTGTTCCAAGATGATGATAAATTCTATCGGTTAGAGTATGTCAAAAAATACTACGACGCAATCAGCAAGCACAGAATCAACATTCCCACACCTGTCATGGCGGGAGTGCGAACTCCACTTCGACAATTTGCTAGCTGTGTTCTTGTTGATGTTGATGACACCCTCGATAGCATCTTTTCTAGTGACATGGCGATTGGCTACTATGTTGCTCAACGTGCAGGCATCGGTATCAACGCAGGCAGAATCCGTGGCATCAACAGTAAGATCAGAGACGGAGAGGTTCAACACACAGGTGTGGTCCCCTTCCTCAAAAAGTTTGAATCAACTGTCCGATGCTGCACACAAAACGGCATCAGAGGTGGGTCAGCGACTGTCCACTTTCCTATCTGGCATCAAGAA